CTCTCTTATTCCTTGAAGCTGTTGATTATCTCTAATTCTTTGATCTTGTAACTTAATAGATATTTCTTCATCTATTCTAGCCATTTTATTTGGCAAGTCTTTTTCAAAACCTCTTATCGTAGTTTCATCTGCTTCTTTTAATAAATCACCTACATCATTTCTATCTAAGTCTTTTTCAGTTCTAATGTTAGGTGTTTTCTTTTTTTTAGGCTTTATATCCTGATCTGCCATAGCTTGTTCTTGTCTTGCTACTGGCTCAGCAAACTCTTCAAAAAACCTAGCATCAGCTTCAAGTTCGTCTAATGTTTTAGTAAGCCTTCTACTTACTACACCACCAATAACACCACCTAGTATAGATCCTGCTACAAATGACATTCCTATATTTGCGGCTACCTCTTTACCAGTAGATAATGGATCAAGTGGGTGTCTTAATAATTCTTGTCCTGCTGTAAGTGTAGCAACACCTGCACCAGTTCTTACTGCCGCCTTCATTGCACTTAATGTAAATCCTCCAAAAGGTATAGTAAATACATTAATAGGATCAAACATACCTGCAACTATTTGACTACCAAAGCTACTATATTCTAGTATCTTTCTTCTTCTTTCATTAGCTAGTAATTGTTTTTTTAGCACACTCATATGCTCTGCATTTACAGCATCTTTAAGATAGTCAGACATATCTTCATAGCCTTCCATATCTTCAAAAGGATCGTAGTCTTGATCCCTCATAGACTCATCAAACATAAAAAAGTTATTTACAGCATTATTAAATGGTGCATATGTGTAACCTAAAGATGCAGATATTGTTTGCCCTAATGACACATCTCTTTCTTCTTCTTCCTGAGAAAAAGCCTGAAAGGTTGCAGGTTTATAACTTGTTATAGTATTTTCAACTTCTAGTTGAGTTAATAAAGGTATATCAGCAGTAGGTTTATACTGCACATCTTGACTATCCCAATAATTAATTGTCACCTAGCCCACCTCTTCTTAATTCTTTTGCATCAAATGCCATCAAAGAACCATCAGGTAATCTTATAGGTCTAAAAAAATCACCTTTTTGTGTAACTGCTACATATCTTACATCATCTTTTCTACTGCCATAAGGTATAGGTTGCAAATAAACTGGTGTATCTAAAACATCAGGTTGCACTGCATCTGTTCTTGTGCCAGTAGAATATTGTACTTTACCATCTATAACTTGAGTAGGTTTATACATTAAAGTAAATGATCCAACTGGTCTTTTAACTATCTTACCATCAGGTCCTTCTTTTTCTACAAAATGCTCTAAATCATTTAATCTTCTTTGTATTATTGATCTTGCAAATCCATCTTCTTCTGCACCAAATACAGCTTTAAAGGCATACTTAGATCTAAAAGCATTATCTCCTCCTGCATAAAAATCTACAACAGTACTTTCTCCATCAAGATATATACCATCTCTTGATAACGTTAATATTTCATCTGTTACTTTTTTTGTAAGACCCATTGATGCAGACATATCAACAACAAACTGTAAATCTCTAGCTTCTGTTCTATCAAAACCTAATGTATTTACTAAATAATCAAATGAGTTACTTTCTTTACCTATAATACTTTTAAGATTGCTTTTAAAATTAGATATACTTTCAGGCTGTGTTCTAGCCTGATAAACTTGCTTTATCTTAGTTAACATTTGTGCTTGTGTAACTGGACCTCCATCTCTGCCTTCTACATCAAAGAACTCTTTTTTACCTCGATATGCAGGTATTAATTTTTTTGCAATATTATACAGTGCATATGTTTCTTCATCAAGAACACCATATAATTTATCAACTCTGATACCACCTTCTTGAACTTGACTATATTTTTGAAAGTAGTTCATAGCTCTTGTTATTTCACCTTCATCTCTACCAGTAAGAGCATTTGCCATAAAATCTATAAAAGCAGAAGTAAAGTTTCCCCTTGCCATTTGATTATTTAATTCAACTGCTCGTGGTGTATTAGTTCTTAATTCATCTTCAAATGTCTGTAAAAAGTATGGTGCATTTATATTGTGTGATTTAGATAAATTTTGTTGTTCTTTTGCTGTATTACCAAACCTTGCTGTGCCAATGCCACTAGCATTATTATAGTTATTTTGTAAAAGAATTGTTTCAGCAAGTTCCTTATCTGCTCTATTTGCTGAAGTAATATTATCATTTATAGCTTTACCAGTGGCATTAATTATAGAGTCTTTTTGTAATGATGCACCTGATACTTCTATAACAGTATTATATATCTTTTTTTGTTCTGCACTTAATAATCTAGGATCTCTTTGATACAATGCATCTTGTAATTTACCAAGATCACCACCAGTCTTAAAAAGATTAGATTTTACAATAGTATTTTCAAGACCCATAACAACAGCATCATTCATAGCTGACATTGCTTCACCTTTGCTCAACAATATTCTTTGTCCATTAATTATTGTTCCAGTACCATCTGTAGCTTTGAATAATTGATCTTCTAAATTTTTAATTTTATTCTTTTGTTCATCTGATGCTACCCCACCATTACTAAATATTTCATTATGTATTGATGAAAGTTGCATTTGAAACTGTGCTTTATACTGTTGTGAGTTTCTATAAATTGTTGGATCATTTCTATATTCACTAATAAGTCTTTGTTGATCTACATATTTTTGATTTTTATCTGCTCTAAGTTGTCTAGCTGTTTCGCTCACTTTATCTTGCACACTACTAATATATTTTTTTATTTCATTTCTATATGGTGCAGTTTCTATTTTTAATAATAATAATTCATCTTTATTACTTAAATTTTTTGGTCTTTCACCAGTTCTAAAGTAGTTTTCTATTTCATGTATTTGTGCAGGAGTTTTATCTTTTGTTAAAGCATTTACCATTGCAAAAGATATTGCTGTTTTTATTGCTGTATCTGTTTTTCTATGAGTATCTACTGCAAGATTATTTATAGTAAGATTAAGATCATTATTCTCAATAATTCCATCAACATTATCTTTTAAATCTAAAATAACAGCATTTATTTCGTCTAAACTATTTGCTTTATTAAACTCATTACCTGCATACATCATTAAATCTGCAAGATTTAAATTATCAATTTTATTTTGTTGCAATGAAGAAACTCGCATAGCTTCTTTTGTTTCTTCAGTAGCCATAGCATTAAAGTGTTGTGCAGATAGTTTGGCAACAGTTTCTGTCATGCCACCTACATATCTTTCACCACCACTTTGTTTTGTCTGCTCTATATATACAGACATTTCATTTTCTACATTTTTAGAAAACTCACCAGACGTTCTTGATTTTTGTCTTATCTCATTTAGTTTACTAAATATATCTACATTAAGAGCATCTTCATATCTCTTTTGTATGATTGGTTCTGCGGCATTTTTAGCAACATCACTTAAAGTTGTTGGCGTAGTTTGAAAAGATAAGTTACCCTCAGAGTCACGAACTGGTAATGTCATTCCTATTTCTTTACCAAGTTTTATTTGATCTCTTTCTGCATCTGCAAAAAACTGTGTAGCAAGTTGTTGACCAACTCTTGCTAAAGTTTGACCTGCTTCTACTGCACCAGTATTTACATTATTCACACCTACTGGTTTATTTATAAAGCTAGTACCTTTTGCTTTTAAAAATTCTACCATTAAATATTATCCAACCCTGTGTTAAATGTACTAAAACGTAATGGTCCTAAAGAACTTTGTGGTGTTACTGATGCAGTTGGTGCTGATCCCATAAGAGGTGCGGCTTTCATTGCTCCACCAATTAGTGAGCCAAATGCTTGATACCTAAATGCCCTTGCTCTATTTCTGCCTCTTTCACCTGCTATCTGTTGTGCTTGTGATAACTTACCAAGTGTAGCTAGTTCTTGTACTCTTGCTCTTCCAACCTCTGTAGCCATTTCTCTTTTAGCTTTTTCTTGCAATGCTTTTAAACTTCTATCTTGACTTATATCTCTGCCACTTACACCTGCAATAGCTTGATTTGTATTTAAAAATGTTTGTAGATTTGCAAGTCTAATATTATGTTCTTGCAATGCTCTTAGCCTACTCATTTTCTTTTCAGCTTCTAATTGTCTTTGTTGAAGTGCGGCTTCTCTTTTTGCAGCTTTTGCCGCACTCATAGAACCCATAAAAGATATTGCTGTTGATGCTATTGCTAATGGTAAACTCAAAATGCCACCTCTACTATCATTCCATTAATCTGTAAATCTAAAGGAAAAGACTGTGATACTATTACTCTAGGATCACGACTATATCCTAACAACCTAAATTCTTCTTTACCAGTTACAGCAGATCTTTCCATAAAGCCACCAGTCACAGTATCCGTTGTATTCCTTATAACCAAATCTCTACTTGTTGATGTCGTGCTTGGTCCTTGCACACTTACAGCAAGTGTTGAATGTAAATCTAATATGACTTTAGGTATTTGTCTAGGCTCTCCAGTTAAAGGACCACCTTGTATAGCCGCATCTATAGGCAAAGTTTTAAGAGTAGGAGTAAAAGCATATCCTATAAATGCCTGACTTAACCCACTCTTTACAGAACTAGCATCTATCTCACCACTTGCTACAGTGAACTCACCTAAAAAATCATTACCATTTGTAGCTTTGACTACTGCATTATTACTAAAGTGTGATGTTAAACTACCAAAAACACTAGCACTACCACTAAATGTATTGCAAAAATCCATAGGCATATCATCTTGGAACTCTTCTAAAAACAACTTAGTAGTACCTGAGCCATCATCTCTAGCACAAACTACAAACAATCTTTCATGTACTGCACAGATACTATGCCACAATCCTTGTGTATCCCACAAACTCCACCCTGCTTTTTGATCTCCTCTTACTGAATAAAACACAGCTATAGTGCCATCATTATTTATTAGAAAAGCATAAGACTCACTTCTATTCAATGCACCTTTGATAGATGTTTGCTGTACTGGATCTAGTATAAGATGTGGTGCAAGACCTGATACAGCTACAGATGTATATGCACTTTCTGCATCTGTAAATAAAAACTCTCTCAATGCACTACCAGTTTTTTGTATAAACAAAGTAGCACCATCAAATACTGTAGGCTTTACAAAGCTAGAACCAAAAGGTGTCTGCCTTCTAATCTGTGCATTAGCAGGTGTTACTGGTTTGTTAGCAACAGTTGGAATAAACAACTCAGCACCAGTAGTAAATATCTGTAGATCTCTATTAGATACTAAATGTCTTATAGAGAATATCTCACCTACATTAGCAGTTAGATCTAAAGCATCATTATCTTCTGCATTACCTACATCAAAATTAAAAAACAATCCTGATTTACTACCCCATATTCCATCAGGCTGTGCCAAAGTGCCACCAAACCAAAGTCTATTTTGATGAAATGTAACTGCCGCAGGATAACCACGAAGAGGTGAATAAGACATTTCGCTAAACTCAGTAGTAGCCGCACCAGTTACAATACGAGGACTACCACCACCTATAGCACTAGATGTAGCAGTAGCACTACCACCTGCTGTAAATTCAAATGTGTTCTCATCAGGAACAGCAGTAATAGTTCTTGCACCATTTATATTACTATTAGCTATTCCACCTACTGCACCTGATCTTTCAAAGGTAACTGATGCTCCAACAGCCAAACCATGCAAGGCTTTTGTTACTCTTATTGTGCCACTACCCTCAAAAGTTTTAAGACTATCTATTTCAAGTTGCTGTCTTAATGTGCCACCTACAGTTGCAGTAACTTGTGTGGCACTTGTGAATCCAGTTACTCTACATCTTGTTTCACCTATCAATAGATCAGTACCTACATGACCAGATACAAAATAATCTGCTGATGTTGTAAGAGTAACACTACCAGTAGTGCCACTTGCAGTTATAGTCATGCCTAATGGCTGAAAGCTAAAGTATGGCTGAAAGATATCATTTCCATCTCTTGATGTATCAAAGTTAAATGTAGATACTGCAAATGTAGTAAGTCCAGTTCTTTCTAGTATTCTAGTCTGAAAAGTATTATGACATATAAACATTAGATCACCTTGCTGTGCAAAAGTAATCTCTTCAAGGTATGAATCTGAGGTTGTGTTTACTAACCATGATTGTCCAGTAATTGCTTGTATAGATGACACAGTGCCATCAGTAGGACTAATCTGAAATATCTCTATTCTTGTATTACTAAATGCTATTATATATTTTTCATCATCTGAAAATATAAATGGTTCTATTCTTACACTCTGCCTTAGACTTGCTAGTGCTGTAAATGCAGGATTACTACCAAAGTTATGTAATCTTTTTGTGCCAGTTCTTTTTTTTAAACCACCTTCAGATCTAATAAAAAAGTTTCTTACCTGCTCACCTGCATTAGTATATACTTTAGTATCTGTTCTTGATGTTAAAGAAGGACTTATCTCTCCAAACTGAAAGTTATTTAATGGCACTCTTACTCTAGCCATTTAACTTCTCCTATTAGAAATAAATCTTGATGTTGATAACTTTCTTGTTGTTTGTTGTTGTGCATCTATATTTCTAGCTTTAGCCATAAGTTGATTGGCTTTTGTTTCCATAAGTTGCATTAGTCTATCATCTCTAGCTATTGATGTAGCAAAAATAGATGCTAAAGAATATTGTAATGCTAAAGAAAAATAAGATGGAAAATCAACCTCATCTGCTCTAAATGTAAAATCTGCAACTAAAGTATCTGATGAAGTGCTATCGCTAAATACTTTGTCACCATAAACTGTAAACTCTATTAATCTATCATTTATAGTTACACCATGTAAAACTAATAAATTACTAGGTAACTGATGTGCTATATCAAATCTTCCAGTAGGTACATCTGATAATTGATTAAGAACTGCTTGTTCTGTAGCAAATCGCCATCTTGCTGTAGACAGCATGGCTCTAACTGTATCTTCATACATATTAGTTGCGACTAAAGCCTCAGTACTAGAAGAGTCAAATGAAGTAATAGGCTCTGCTCCAATAAGAACTAAGGCTCTTGATGCTATATCTATTGCTGAATTTGCTCTTGTACTTGTCATATAAAGATAGGGGGATTGCTCCCCCTACTCCTAATCTCCGTCTGTTTCTGCTACAGCAGTTCCGTCTGAAACGTCAACTACTGATCCAGTATTGGATAAAACAGTACAGAAATGTGTTGTTGGTGTATTAGTATCCATAACAATTATTAGATCTCTAACATTCAACATAGGTGCGGCATTATTAAAATAACCTGCTGTATTTACAGCACCAATCGCATCTGTTGTTTGATAGATGAATAACTGTACTCCACTAGCACCTGCCATTCTGTGTAAACCACTTGCACTATAAGCCATTTAAACCTCCCTTAATTATTATCAAGAAGTTCATAGACACCATTGTTATCAATAACAACAGCACCCATAGACATCATTGAGGTTGCTAAATGAGATACTTTTTCTG